TAAAGATAGTAATCCAAATAATTCGGACAAGTTTATCGAAGTTGTATATCCTTTAAAAATGCAAATAATCCCAAAAATAGATCGCCAACATAAAATCTCAGAATCTTTAAATCTATCACATTGGGTGCATCCTTATACAGAAACAAAACAATTTCACATTCCCAAATATAGTATAATTTTAGTAGCAGATGTATCACCTGGCCTTTCGAGATATTATGAATATGTTCTTATGAAGTTTGAAGCTGAAGAAAGTTTTGATTTAGATGATTACAATGAAGAAGACATATATGATGAACTTCTAGAAGGTATGAATGTAGATTCAGATTCAATACATTAATATAGTCATATGCATAAAGGACATACCCTTTATACAGTATATTTTAACAAGAGTCAAGTACCTTTTAAAACTATTTAATTAAACAAAGGTTCCTTGACAATTATGTTGATATCATGTATAGTCATATAATAGTGAAAGGAATCTATTATGGCTTCGAAGGCATCTAAAAAACCACATTACGTAAATAACAAAGAATTTCTCAACGCAATGGTCGAATGGCACAAAACATTTGATAGAGACAAAGGAGATGAAACACCACCAGTTACTAATTATATTGCTGAGTGTTTTGTAAAAATTGCAACTCATTTATCTTATCGGCCCAACTTTATTAATTATACTTACAGGGATGAGATGATATCAGATGGTATTGAAAATTGCCTACAATATGTTAAGAATTTCGATCCAGAGAAGTCATCGAATCCTTTCGCATATTTTACACAAATTATTTATTATGCATTTTTACGTAGAATCCAAAAAGAGAAAAAACAAACTCATGTTAGGAATAGAATGATAGAAAAAAGAGAATATACTTCTTGGACTGTTATGGAAGGTGATGACACTGGCTATAATGTAAGGGGATTTAATCCTGATGTAATGTTACCAGATGAGGCTATAATTAAAACAAAAGAGCCTAAGGTAGTTAAGAAAAAAGGATTAGAAAATTTTATGGGGGATGATGAAGAAATTGATTCGGTAGTAGAAAGAGGCAGAGATTGAAGCTTGCAATTATAACCGACACTCACTTTGGTGCCAGAAATGATAATCAATACTTTAGTGACTTCTTCTATAAATTTTACAATGAAATATTCTTCCCTACATTAGAAGAGAGGGATGTTACTACTTGCATCCATATGGGCGATGTTATGGATAGACGTAAGTATGTTTCATACAAGACTGCTACAGATTTTAGAACTGGTTTTATTAATAAATTTGAAGAGTTGGGTATTGATTTACATATAACTATAGGCAACCATGACACTTATTATAAGAATACTAGTGAAGTAAATTCTATGGATGAGTTAGTGGGTGATAGATTTAAAGTTTATACAGAACCAAAGGTTGTAGACTTTGATGGTGTTCCTATAGTTTTAATGCCTTGGATTAATGCAAACAATTACGATAAATCTATGAATATTTTAAAGACTGCAAATGCAGATATTCTTATGGGCCATCTAGAAATCAATGGGTTTGCAATGAACGCTGGTAATATGGTATGCGAAGGTGGGTGGGATAGACAAGAATTTAAAAGATTCGAAACCGTATTCAGCGGCCACTTTCATCATAAAAATGATGATGGTCACATCTATTATCTTGGTACACCATACGAAATCTACTGGAGTGATTTTAACGATCCAAAGGGATTTCATATTTTTGATACAGAGACTAGGGAACTGGAAAGAATAGTAAATCCTTTTACAATGTATAAGAAGGTTTATTATGATGATACTCAGAACGACTATTCTGCTCATGATGTCTCCCAATATAAAAATCATTATGTAAAATTAATTGTAGTAAATAAAAAAGACCTATATGGTTTTGATAAGTTTACAGATAAACTTCTGGCTGCTGATGCACACGAAGTTAAGATTATAGAGGATTTTTCTGAATTTAGTGCTGACAATGTGTCAGATGAAATTGTAGAAAATTCAGAAGATACTATAACTCTTTTAGAAAGATATGTAGATGATCTTAATGTTGATTTAGATAAGAAAAGACTCAAGAACACTATGAAGGCACTATACCAAGAGGCACAGGATTTAGAGATATGAAGATTTTAATTATGGGATTGCCAGGATCAGGTAAGACTTGGCTTGGGGAACGATTAGGAAAACACTTCAATGTTCCATATTGGGATGCTGATGAAGTTAGGAAGATTTATAGTAACTGGGATTTTGACCAAAAGGGCAGAGAACAACAGTCTTTGCGTATGAGAAAACTTGCCGAGTTAGATGAAATAAGTATTAGTGGTTTTGTGTGTCCTCTGCCGGGATACAGAACATTTTTTATGGCAGATAAAACAATTTGGATGGACACTATTGATAAATCAGAATATGAAGATACCAATAAGTTATTCATACCACCAGAAAAATATGATTTGAGGATTACAAAATGGATAGACGAAAACCAACTGTACAAATGCTTGGAAGATTTCAACCCTGGCACGATGGACACACAGAGCTTTTTAGACGAGCTCATTCTAAAACTGGACAAGTGGTCATCTTAATTCGTGATACAGGCGAGGAATTTCATAATAGAGATCATATGATTGGAAAACTTATGGTTGCTGGGTTTTCTATGTGGAAAGATTATGAAATTATGGATGTTCCTAATATTGTAGATATTACATATGGTAGAGATGTAGGATATACGTTTACAGAAATACGTCTTAATGAAGAGATTGAAGATATTTCTGCTACTAAGATTCGAGATTCTCTTAATCCAATAAAGGGGCATCCAGTTTGATAGCTTTTAAATATGTAAGATGGAGGAATTTTCTTTCAACAGGAAATAACTTTACAGAAATACAATTAGATAGAAGTAACACCACTCTTATTATTGGAGAGAATGGCGCTGGTAAGTCTACTATTCTTGATGCACTATGTTTTGGTCTGTTTGGTAAACCATTTCGTCCTATCAACAAAACACAATTGATCAACTCAGTCAATATGAGTGGAGCTATGGTTGAAGTGGAGTTTGAGATAGGTTCGAAGAAGATTAAAGTAGTACGTGGTATCAAACCTAATTTATTTGAAATCTATATTAATGGTAAGATGTATAATCAGGATGCAAATGTTCGAGACTACCAGAAGTATCTAGAACAACAGATTCTTAAACTAAACTATCGTAGTTTTACTCAGGTTGTGATACTTGGTAGTTCTACGTTCATTCCATTCATGCAGCTGAAGGCTCGACATCGTAGAGAGGTGGTTGAAGAGATTCTTGACATCCAGATTTTCTCTCTGATGAATATAATTTTAAAAACTAAACTTGCTGATATCAGAGGTGATCAGAAAGATATAGAATACCAATATGATTTGAATCAAGAAAAAATTCAACTACAAGAAAAATTCATTGAAGAAATGAAGAGCAATAATACTCAGATTGTAAATGATAAAAAATCTAAAATAGAAGTCAATAATTCTGATTTAAATAACAAACGATCCATTTTAAAATCTTTGTCTATAAATAACCAAGAGCTCTTATCTACAATAACAGATAATGATAAGGTTATAAAAGATTTTACAAAACTAAAAGATTTAAAGTCTACTCTTGTAGAAAAGCACAAGTCACATTCTGATACTGTTGCCTTCTTTAATAACAATGAAGACTGTCCAACATGTGAACAGCACATTGGTGAGTTATTTAAGAAAGACATGATCTTATCTAAGGATAAAGAAGTTAAAAGGTTTTTTAAAGGTATTGAAGATATTGATGTTGTTTTGAAAGAATCTAGAGAGCGCCAAAAAGGAATAAAGGCAATATTAGAACAAGTAAGAGAAAATGAAGTTCAGACTGCAAAAGAAAATAGTTCTATATTGCAAATTGAAAAATACAACTCTACATTAGAATCTGAAATTAAATCTTTAGAAACATATGATGTAAAAAATACAGACTATGATAAACTAAAAGAACTAACCTCTCAGTCAAATAATTTAGGAACAGAAAAATCTAAATTGAGAGAAGAATTGACGTATGGTGAAGCTGTGCGTAATATGTTGCAAGATACAGGTATCAAGACTAAGATTATTAAACAGTACCTACCTATCATGAATAAACTTATTAATTCTTATCTGAGTTCTATGGAGTTTTATGTTAATTTTACTTTAGATGAAAACTTTGAAGAAACCATTAAGTCGAGGCATCGTGACGATTTCTCATACCCATCATTTAGTGAGGGCGAAAAAATGCGTATTGACCTTGCACTGTTGTTCACATGGAGAGCAATTGCAAAGATGAAGAACAGCACTAACACAAACCTGTTGATACTGGATGAAATTTTTGATAGTTCGTTGGATGGTACAGGAACAGATGAGTTCCTAAAAATTCTTAATACGTTAGGTGGCGAGAATGTATTTGTTATTAGTCATAAACAGGATGCACTAGTTGATAAATTTAAGAGTACGATAAAATTCCATAAGGTGAAAAATTTTAGTCATGTTGCAGTTAATTAAAGAATGGCCAGATTTAACAAAGAGCACAAGTAATGAGGATTGTTATTTTCTCAAAAAAATGTGTGAGGAATATAAACCTAAAAAAATATTAGAGATAGGTACATTTGTAGGCAAGTCTGCATATGCAATGGCATCTGGTAGTAACTGTATTATATATACTGTGGATCGTGATAAGGATAAGTTTTTAAAACCACCTAAGTATAAACATCTATCAGATAGAATTATTAGACATCCAAATATGGATAGTATAGATTTCTGGAAAAACTATCCAGACTTAGATGGTTTTGATTTTGTATTTGTAGATGGGTGGTTAAGGCAGGAAGACGTAGAAAATATATTTCAGAGGACACTTGACAATTTTTGGTTTTTATGTCATGATTATAGATTAAATGATAAAGGTGAAGAGGTAGTAAAAAGAATGATGATGGAAGGTATGATGAGAGATTATGAATTTGTGTTATCTGAAGGAGGAGAGTGTACCGCTCTAGTAAAATTTGGGAAAGCGTAGTGACTTTGAAAGAAAACCAAGAGACTTTTATCCAACGCCGTTTGCGGCAGTAGAGCCTCTTATACAACATTTACCAGAAGGTTTTGCTTTTGCTGAACCATGTGCTGGTGATGGACAATTATGTCGCCACTTAGAATATTTTGGTGGTACTTGTATGTGGGCAAGTGATATTGAACCACAATTAGAAGGAGTACTTCAAAATGACTATACTGAATTGGGTGAAAATGAAGTTTTCGAATCTGGATACATTATCACGAATCCACCTTGGGACAGGTCTTTGCTTCACCCTATGATTGAACATTTTACTAATCTACGTCCTACATGGTTATTGTTTGACGCAGATTGGGCTCACACTAAACAGTCAGTACCATATATGAAGAAGTGTGCTAAGATTGTCAGTGTCGGCCGAATCAAATGGTTTGGTAACATGACAGGCAAAGATAACTGTGCATGGTATCTTTTTTATAACAACGATATTGAAACAACATTTTATGGGAGAGGTTGGCAGCGCACTTGTCGCAACAATACAATAACATGAAAATATTATTAATGGGACTGCCTGGATCAGGCAAAACTTGGTTGGGTGAGAAATTATCAAAACATTACAGTATTCCCTATTGGGACGCTGATAATGTTAGAGCTATATATAATGATTGGGATTTTTCTCCAAGAGGAAGAGAACAACAGTCTTTGCGTATGAGAAAACTTGCCGAGTTAGATGAAATAAGTATTAGTGGTTTTGTATGTCCTCTGCCGGGCTACAGAACATTTTTTATGGCAGATAAAACAATTTGGATGGATACTATTGATAAGTCAGAATATGAAGATACCAATAAGTTATTCATGCCACCAGAAAAATATGATTTGAGGATTACAAAATGGATAGACGAAAACCAACTGTACAACTGCTTGGGCGATATCAACCTTGGCACGATGGACACACAGAACTTTTCAGACGAGCTCATAGTAAAACTGGGCAAGTTATAGTTATGGTACGTGATACAGGAGAAGGTCATCACGATAGAAATAACATGATTGAACAACTAGAGTTTGCTGGTTTTGCGTATGGTAAAGATTTTGAAGTTATGGATGTTCCAAATATCGTGAACATTACATATGGTAGAGATGTGGGTTATAAGATAGAAGAAGAGAGACTTACTCCAGAGATAGAACGAATTTCTGCCACTAGGTTAAGGAAGGTTTATAGTCAGTGATAACATTTAAATATGTACGTTGGAAGAATTTCCTTTCGACAGGTAATAACTTTACAGAAATTCAATTGGATAGAACTTCTTCTACGTTAATTATAGGCGAGAATGGAGCTGGCAAATCAACCATACTTGATGCGTTATGTTTTGGACTATTTGGAAAACCCTTTCGCCCTATCAATAAGGCTCAGTTGGTTAATTCTGTTAACAATGGGTCGTGTATAGTAGAGGTAGAATTTGAGGTTGGTTCCAAGAAGATAAAGGTAGTACGTGGTATCAAACCAAATATATTTGAGATTTATATCAATGGTAAGATGTACAATCAAGATGCTAATGTACGAGATTACCAGAAGTATCTAGAACAGCAAGTCCTTAAACTAAACTATCGTAGTTTTACTCAAGTAGTTATACTAGGATCATCCACATTCGTGCCCTTTATGCAACTTAAGAGTAGGCATAGGAGAGAAGTGGTTGAGGAGATACTTGACATACAGATTTTCTCTCTTATGAATATGCTACTCAAGACTAGACTTAAAGAGACCGCTAATGAGAAGAAAGAAGTTGAATTTCGGCATGATCTTACAACAGAGAAAATTGATCTGCAAGATCAATTCATTAAAGAGATGAAAGACAGTAATACACATTTGATCAAAGAAAAAATTAGCTTGATAGAAAGTAATGAAGAAGAAGTATACAAGAAGAGTTCAGAGATTACTTCTTTTACAAATAACAACAAAGACCTTTTACTACAAATACAAGACTATGATAAAGTAAAAGAAAAACACACTAAACTAAAAGACCTTAAGAGTACTCTTAAAGAGAAACATAAGTCTCACTCTAATATGGTTGATTTCTTTGAGCTCAATGCTGACTGCCCTACGTGCGAACAACATATAGATGAAGAGTTTAAAAAGACTATGATTGGCGTTAAGAGTCAAGATGTAACTAAATTCTCTGTTGCATTAGATGATATGGAAACTGCTCTTACAGTTACGAGGAAGAGACAAAAGGAAATATCAGAGATAGTAAGTAAAATTAGAGAGAATGAAGTAAGTGTTGCAAAGGAGAACAGCTCTGTTACACAACTAGAGAAGTTCAATGCAGTACTGTCTTCAGAGATTCAAAATCTACAGTCTTATGATGTTAACAAGGCAGACTACGATAAATTGGGTGAACTAAAAACTCTACAAATAAACCTAACTAATCTCAAATCAAAATTGAGAGAAGATCAGACCTATGGCGATGCAATACGCAATATGTTACAAGATTCGGGCATCAAGACTAAGATCATCAAACAATATCTACCTATCATGAATAAGTTGATCAATACCTATCTAAAGTCTATGGAGTTCTATGTTAACTTCACTCTAGATGAGAGTTTTGAGGAGACAATCAAATCTCGCTATCGTGATGAGTTCTCTTATCATTCCTTTAGTGAGGGTGAGAAAATGCGGATAGACCTTGCACTACTATTCACATGGAGAGCTGTTGCAAAGATGAAGAATAGTGCTAACACTAATCTACTGATACTGGATGAGATATTTGACAGTTCGTTAGACTCTGGTGGTACTGATGAGTTTCTTAAAATCCTCAATACACTAGGTGGAGAGAATATATTTGTGATCAGTCATAAGCAAGATGCACTTGTAGATAAATTTAAGAGTACAATTAAATTCAACAAAATTAAAAACTTTAGCCATATTAACACAAATTGATATAGGAATATATAATGTCATATGTAATGATAGAAAGAAATCACCCAATTTTGAATGTTAAACTGAATGAAGTTTCTCCTGATTTAGATAGAGTAGAGCTGGTGAAGAACCTTGTTGAGACTATGATACATGAGAATGGAATAGGTTTGTCTGCTAATCAGGTGGGTGTTATGGAACGGGTCTTTGTCATGTATAGTGATATCAAAGAGAAAAAGATTGTATCCTGTTTTAATCCTCAAATCATAGAGGAATCCACTGAGCATTCATTAGAGGATGAGGGTTGTTTGACATACCCAGGCTTATGGTTAAAAGTAAGTCGTCCAGTATGGATTAAAGCAACATGGGAAGATTCAGAAGGTACATCAGGAGAATACAAACTTGCAGGACTAGAGGCGAGGATATTCCAACATGAGTATGATCATATGGAAGGGACAAATTACACGAAAAGAGTAAGTAAACTGAGACTTACGAGAGCAAAGAAGAGATTAAGTAAACAGCTTAAAAAGTTGGACGATCCCAAATAGCTATGAAAAAACGTATACACATTAATATGCATATTATTCGTAAGAATAAGAAGACAGGAGAAAGAAATCCTGTTATAACGTGCAAAACATCAAAGAGCAACACCTACGGTCACACAGTGAGCATAGATGGACCCTCTACAGTCATCTATTCACCAGACAAGCCGTTGTCCTGTGGAGCTCGTGTTTGGATAGAAACAAACGCTCCTGTAACAGTAGACGATACACATATACTATAAATAGAAATATGAGTAACATAGATTATAGTACCAAAATACCGAATAATGTAAACCTTGCTGGTGATCGCAAAGTGCAGCGTGCATTAGAGCAGTGGCAACCAGCATTTATTAATTGGTGGGACAACCACGGGCCCAACTGGGCTGCAAACGATGATATATTCCTACGTACTGCAACCAGTGCAAACACTGATGGTTGGGCTGTATTTGATTACGTCAAGATGCCTGACTATCGCTGGGGTATATTTCTTGCTGACCCGATAAAGGATCGTAAGATTTCTTTTGGTGATTCCAAGGGACAACCAGTATGGGATGAAGTTCCAGGCGAGTATCGTGCAGACCTAAGGCGTTTAATCGTCACTCAGGGAGACACAGAACCCGCCTCAGTGGAACAATTACAACACTTGGGAAAGACTGCACCAAGTTTATATGATTTGCGTCAACTGTTTCAAGTCAATGTAGAGGAAGGAAGACACCTCTGGGCGATGGTCTATCTGCTACACAAATACTTTGGAAGAGATGGAAGAGAAGAAGCGGATATGATGCTGTCTCGCCATAGTGGAGATGAGGATGCACCACGTATACTAGGAGCGTTTAATGAGTCCACACCAGATTGGCTTGCGTTCTTCATGTTCTCCTATTTCACTGATAGAGATGGCAAGTTTCAGTTGGCATCACTTGCAGAGTCTGCATTTGATCCATTGAGTCGTACATGTAAGTTCATGTTGACAGAAGAGGCCAATCATATGTTTACGGGTGAGTCTGGCGTAATGCGTATCATTGATCGTACTTGTACTCTTATGAAAGAAAATGATGACGTAACAAAATTAGGTGGAATACCGCTGGACATCATACAGAAATACATTCATTTCCATTACAGTGTCAGCCTTGACCTATTCGGTTCAGAAGAATCTAAAAACGCTGCAGCGTTCTTTGCAAATGGACTCAAGGGACGATATAAAGAAGAATCAATCAAAGATGACCACATTCTATCGATACAAGAAAGACTTGCTCTGAATGAACGATTACAAGACGATTACATAAAGGATTGTGAACGGGGAGTCATACGATGGAATAAGACCATAAAGAGTCATGGTATAGACTACGAACTAAAACTACCTGTTAAATCAATGAATCGCCGTGTTGGTCGATTTGCAAACGAATCCGACTATGGTATAGACTTGCCCACGATACAAGATAGAGAATACGTAAAATTTCTCATGAATCCAGTGAAAGAGCCAGGTAAGTTCGCCAATTACATATCCCCTCCAAACAAAGGTGTTCATGGTAATCCAATAGACTTTGAATACATAAAATTTCATTAATATATCATTATTTACTTGACAAATCCTTTTCAGTGTGTTATTGTTAGTAATAATCAAAAAGGATATACATTATGAGATATTACAAGAGCCCTGAGATAACCACCAAGAACCACTTTCTCGTAGATACCATATGGCCAGTGAAAGGTAGTAAAGGAAACACTTACTCAGTG